AATTTTGTGTCGGGGTGACTGCCTAAAATTAGGTCTTTTGCACCTATTTTATGTAGGTATTTGTATGCTTTTTCTAATTCATCTGCTGCTTTTAACATGCGGAGATTGCCATAAGGCTGCACCATTTCCCTTGCAATTATTACTTGCATGGTGAAGTATTCGTCGGTTTCTTCTATGATTTTAGGTTCAATCTTTGCTCTGTCGAATCCAATCTTAACAGTCAAATTCGTTTTTCCTCTTTAATCGCTAAATAACCATGAAAGTAAACCTTGTTCTTCGGCTTGTGGACCTATGCGGAAAAAGTCGAAGAAATGCGGGCATTTCGGGTGACGAGGCAAATTCGGAAGAAACATACCTCTATGATACACTGTTTTACCTACGTGTAATAGGCACCATTCGCAGCTTGTCGGTTTAAGTTCCCCTGCTATAATGAAGTCTGTAACGCCTACAGCTGTGGCATAAACTTTAACAGCATTATTAAAAGTGCCAAGCTGTACTTGATCGGCTAAGAGGTCAATGCGTTTCAGTAAGCCTTCTTCAGTACCCCAGTATTCACTCATTGCTTAGACGCCTTAATTTTCTCTGCCGCCGCAACCATACCTTTCCAATAAACAAGATTCTGATCTTTCTGCTTACTTAACTCCG